TTTTCCAAGGAAGGGAAAAATAAAAATGATGATGCTCCCGACTGTATTGCAGGATTGTCTATTTTTACGCAAAGTTTATTTAGACACCTCGCATAAATAAAAAAAAATGGAATTTAACATAAATTGGTCTTTTCTACAAGCATTTTATGGTGAGCAGGTCAATGCTAACCAACTGCATCCTGCACACGTTAGTAGACACATCAATCAATTTGGAAATTCTCGTTTATACAATCAACTTTGGGGCGTTAAAGACGCAGTATGGATAGATACCACTAAGGCGTACAGACACTATTTGGAAATACCCGAACTACGGGCGGTCATAGACAAAAGGGCATCGATGATGGCAACTGCCAGACCTGTATTAAAAAACTACGAAGGTGAAATTATCGAATCGCATTGGATTTATGACTTGATAGATAAACCAAATCCTTTGCAAAATTGGTCTGATGTAATTTATTCTCTGTCCATAAACGATGCACTTTACTCAACTTCATTTGCATATTGCCCTAAAAGGATAGGTGGCGTTAGAAATCTTATTGTCCCTTTGCCAAGTCATAAAATGGAAATCATTTTAACAGGCAAAAGGTTAAAACAAATGGATGTTGATGGAATTATCGGAGGATTCAAGTTTAACTACGATAGTGGAGACATCGACCAACTTACCTTAGAGGAAATTGTTTATCTATGTACCACAGACGGAATAAACATAGTTGACCCTGTTTCTCGATTAGAATCACTTAAATATCCGCTTAGTAATCTAAAGGCTGCATACCACAAACGAAATGTTTTGTTGGAAAACATCGGGGCAATTGGTATTCTATCGGCTAAAAAATCTGACTTAGGTGGAGCAATACCAATGACCCCCGAAGAAAAGAAGGAAATCCAAATGGATTGGTATCGTCGGTCTAAGGACGAACTGATTATTACTGAATCGGAGGTAGATTGGAAGCCTATGTCCTATCCTACAAAAGACTTGATGTTATTTGAAGAAATGAATGCAGATAAACTTGCAATCATAGATGCATACGGCTTGAACTCAAATTTATTTAGTTCAGAAAAGGGAAGCACCTTCACAAACGTTCGGGATTCGATTAGAATGGTTTATACGGACACAATCATACCCGAAACGGAACAAATGTATAGTAACCTTTCCCAACAGTTAGGTTTGACTAATGATAAACTTTATCTATGTCCCGAATTCGGACACCTCAAGGTTTTGCAGGATGATGAAGAAAAATCTTCTGCTACAATGAAAACAAAGGCTGAAACTTTAGAAAAATTAATTTCTTTGAACTTATTTACACCCGAAGAAATAAAAATTTTAGTAGGTTTGCAAAATATACAATAATGAAAGAAAAGAACGCCATATACTCAACCAAATCCACGGTAGAAATAAAAGACTTAGACACGGAACTTAAAAGGGTTGCCATGTACCTGTCTATTTTTGATGTCATGGATTCTGACTACGATGTAATTAAAAAGGGAGCATTCAAGAAAAGTATTAAGGAAAGAGGACCCGCTTCCGATGGTAACAGAAAAATTGCTTTTCTTCGACAGCACGACATTAATAAGGCAATAGGAATGTTTGAATCAATAGAAGAAGATGACAAAGGCTTGTTCGCAGTCGCAAAACTTGGAAACTCACAGGTTGCTAATGATGCTTGGGAGGATTACAAGGACGGAATCATTCGGGAGCATTCTATTGGATTTCAGTACGTTGGAGACAAAATGAAATATGTAGAGGATAAAACCATGCCCGAAGAAATAGGTGGCTATTGGAATATATCAGAACTCAAACTATTTGAAGGTAGTGCAGTAACCTTTGGTGCTAACGAATACACCAATGTCGTTGCAGTAATGAAATCAGAAGATAAGAAAAACTACCTACAGGCAATTACAACAGAACTTGATTCCCTATTGTCTGCACTTAAGTCGGGCCAAGGTTCAGACGACAGACTTTATGGAATAGAAATACGCTCTAAATACCTCGTTAGTCAACTAAATTCACTTGCATCGGTTGAACCGTTTAACAAATTAAAACATTCAACTTTGGTGGAGCCGACAAAGAACTTCGATTGGAGCTCAGTTATTAATCAAATCAAATTTTAAAAAACAAATGGAAAATCTTAGTCCCGACCAAGTGGTCGAAAAAATCAATTGTATGATTAGCGAAAAACTTGCTAATACTGCCACAATGGATGATGTTAACAGCATTAAAGAAAACGTTGCTGTATTGCAAAATCTAAATCAAAAATCATCTGACATCGAAAAGGCTTTGGCTAAAATCGAAGGTCGTATGGAATCTTTGGTAGAAAAAGCACAAAGCAGTCCTGTTCGCTACGAACACGTTTCAGACCAAATCTGCAACCAAATCAAGAATGGTGTCGAAACACTTCGTAAAGGTCAAAGTTTGACTTTTGATACAAAGGATACAACTGCAACTACAATTGTATCAAACTCACCTGATTGGGCAGGTGGTAATGGTGTTCCTTACACAATTACCTCAATAGACCCTGGCATTGACAAGATTGTAGTTCAAAAACCTACAATTCTTTCTCTTTGTAACAGAGGTGTTTCTTCAAGCCGTTTTATTACCTACGTTTCTGAAACTGCAAATGGTGGTCCTGCTACTTCAATGGACAATTGGATTGGTGAAGGAGTTGAAAAACCTGACATGACTTTCAGTTATCAAGAACTTTCTATTGAAATGAAAAAGATGGCTGCATCTATCAAAGTTTCAATGGAAATGTTGGATGATATCGGATTCATTCGTTCGGAAATCAATAGCAACCTTTTGACAAGACTTCAAGAATATCTTGACTACAGTTTGTTGAATGGAAACCTTGCAGGATTTTACTCATTGTACACCAATGCTGATGACTTGACATTGACACCTTTCTTGGGTCGTGTAATTCAACCAAGTCACTTGGATGTACTTCGTTGTGCAGTTGCTGAAATGGAAGAAACACTTTACTATCCAACAGCAATCGTAATGCACCCTGCTGATGTTGCATTCCTTCAAATTTACAAATCAACTAATGCAGGATACAATACGCCATTTTGGTATCCTGGAGGTAACGCACTGACAATCAATGGAATACCTATTATCGCTACAACTTATATCTCACAAGGAGATTTCGTTATTGGTGATTTTTCTAAATTGAACGTTCGTTTCCGTAACAACCTTTCTATCCAAACAGGATATGTTAACGATGACTTCAAAAAGAACATGGTAACAATCTTGGCTGAGGCTCGAGTTTGCTCATTCGTTAAGGCAAACCAAGTAAATGCATTCAAGAAAGGTAACTTCACCACATTGTTGGCTGCTATTGCTGACTAATAATTAAAACAAAAGGTCATGGCTAAACAGAAAGGTAAACCTAAAGTTTCTCGAAAAGTAGAAATAAACGTAGACACCCCTAATGTCGATTTGAGTTACACCAAAAACGAAGAAGGCGATGTACACGTAGATTTAGAAACACCTAAAATGGATTTGTCAATAGATAAAACCGAAGAAAAGGTTTCTATTCAGTTGGACTCTTTTGAGGACGGAAAACGTTATTCGTTTGAATCAAATGGTAAATCTCGGTTTATGCCAAAAGGAACCATTTGGAAAATTAGTGGAGCAATGCTTAAAGTTTTTCTACAAAAGAAATTAGGTAACGTAATTAACAAATGATAACTCCCTCTGATTTCGTAGGCAAGTTTGAAGTGCATAAGGGTATGTATGCCACCTCTAAATTGGAGGCTTACATAGAAAGGTACGTAGAACAATATCTGACAGAAATGTTTGGTGTGGAATTATACCAAGATTTCATGTTTGATTTGAGTAATGGCGTACCCGACTCACCTCGATTTGCATTTTTTTACTATCCATTTAAGTTGGATATCCCTGCAGGAATCATGGGGCGTAGAGATGTTATTATATCAAGAGGCATCAAAGACATGTTGTTAGGCTTTGTATATTTTGAATACTGCAAAGATTTGATGAATCAACAAACCACGGCAGGGTCGGTGGTGCCTCAATCCGAAAATTCTTTTGTCAACAGCACCTTATTTACATTAATGTATGCTCGATACAACGAATCGATTCGCACATATCGGTCAATACAAAAGGTTTTGTCGTTTTATCCTTCCTATTACTTTGGTGGCGTAACACAACTTGGAATTATTGATGGTGGCACAGGTGTAGCTGCATCTACTGATGCTCTTACTACCCATGTTGAATTAATTCCAAAAGGAGTTGCAAGTTATCAGATTCAAACTTCGGGCACAGGATATTCCAATGGCTCGAACATACAAACCACGACAAATGGAATAGGCACAGGGTTTACGGCAAACATTGTTGTAAATAATGGTGTTGTTACCAATATCAGTCCTGTAAACATTGGGACAAATTATTCTCCTGCTGATGTAATTACCCTTAATGGTGGAAATAACAACTGCACCATAAAAGTACTTGATATAAAATACAATTACGAAATCCTTAATGAAGGCAACGGTCTTTCTGTTAGTTACACAGTTAATCAACAGGGTACTATTACACTTGCTGCAGTTAAGGATTATGGTCAAGGTTATGAGGTAGGAGACATAGTTATGGTTAAAAATGGAGGTAAAGGAGGAACACCTGCTTTTTTACAGGTGCTTAATGTAGATACCAAAAAAATAGAAAATTTTAACGGAGTTTACAAAGAATACAACTATTGGATATGACCAAGGACATTGCCCTTACTCTAAATGATTTTGTTAATGCTATCGATAATTCCGTTAAAGGAAGTTACGATGCACTTACTCAAAAAACGTTTAGTTGTAATACAAAATGGGCAAGAATTGGCAAAAAGGTCACAAACTCACTAAATAAATTGTACACCATTACAGATATATCTATCGATGAATGGGTCAAAGCCATACCTGATGTATCGGCAGACGGCCCATTAGATGGTGTGTTCTTTTTAGATGAACCTTACTTTGTTACAGGTACAAAATTAGCTGCTAACAGGGAATGGACCATTGCTGACGACAATGTTATGGACAAAACTCCATTAGTATGGCTCTTAGAAACCATTAGAATGACTACATTTGGTAGGCAATCTTCATTAGAATTCTCTACGGAACTTCGGGTTTTTTTCTTGGACGAAACAGATATCGTTAATTATTACACGTTAGACCATAGAACTAACGTTGTTCAACCGATGAACAAATTGATTAACGAATTCATACAGGTCGTAGAAAACACCACAGGAGTACTTCCATTAGAAGAAACCCAACGGTTTACGTTCAGTCGATTTGGGGTTGAAAAGGACAATGGCGTCTTTCAAAATGTACTTGATGCAAATTTATCAGGCGTTGAACTCCGATTTACCCTAACAAAATACAAGTCAAATTTTTGTAAAACACTTTGTTAAAAAAAATAAAATAAAATGGGAGCATGTAATTGTGAAATGGGTTTATCCAACACGGGTAAGCCAGGCTGTATTCCGATTCAATCGGTTACTTCTAAATTGATAATGGTGCCTTTAATTAATGAGGACGGATATCCAAATCGTGTTGACACTTTTGGAATGCCTACTAATTTGGCAGGATGGCAAAATTTTGCCTACCAATCTGAACCTTCGTTTCGTTGGTTTCCTTTGCCTGCATTTGAAAACGTAGAACTTCCAAAGGCTGATTCTTTGTTTGAAGAAGCAAATTCGGGTCGTATGGTATTCCTTCGTCAAGGTAAACGCTCATTCAAAGGCGAACTTTGGGGTAGTGATTCAAGTCCTGTTCTTTTGTCAAAACTTCAAATGAATCGTTGTGTTGCTTTTGGAGTATACATCGTTGATGTTTATGGTAACCTTGTAGGTCTTCAGAATCGTGATACTGACCCTGACCGTCAATACTTGTATCCAATTCCTGTCGATAATCCTTCATGGGACCCTCGATATGAATTTGCTACTGACAGCACTACAAGTAAAATTATTCTCAGTTTTGACTTTGACCGTTTGGTTGATGAAGGAACTATGATGATGATTACTCCTGCAGAATCGGGTATCGACTTTAATCAACTTCAAGGTATGATTGACGCTCGTTTGGGTCTTCGTGAGGATGGTTCTGCAAACAATACCACTTTGGAAATCTATGCATACATGGATTATGGTACTGCAGCAACTCCTGTTCCGATTCGAGGACTTACTTTGAACGATTTTTATATGTACAACCTTACAGCTAATGCTGTAGACCTTCCAACAAGTGTTGTTGAGGTAGGCGAAAACGGTAAGTACATAGTTACAAATCCGTTCAACGCAGGTAGCGAATTCAGCCTCAAAATTACTAAAGAAGGATACGAAGGTATTCCTTATGTATGGATTGCATAATCTAATTTACTATGATACCATTTAATCGAATAGGCGTTTTAAGGTTTACAAATTTTAGGGATTGCTACGATTATTACAAGAATAGCAAACCCCAAGGCTTTTCTGAAGCAGCACTTGTCAAACTTTGGAATAGTGCATTTGTCATTCAACTTGGAACTATTAGTATTAATCTTTGTGCACTTGCCACAGATAAAGAATTGTTTCAAAAACAATTAAAATCTCTCAATTTGGGCATTTACAGGGAAAAACAATTAGAAGTACTTGTTGATTCATGGATTCAAATGCATGAAGAAAACCTTTTAGAAAATGGTTCAATAGAACATGATTATTGGCTCGAAATCGTAAAGGACGAGCATGGAATAACATAGTCTTGTTTGAAATTGTAAAAAGGGACTGTTTCGGCAGTCCTTTTTTTTATATTTTTGATACATGCTTACAGAAACAAAATTGGGCTTGATGCTTAAAAGGGCAAAAACAGAATTGACCCTTAAAAGGATATGGGTGGAGGTGTTTCAAGACCAAGAACTTCGGAAGTTTGTATTAAATTTAATAAAATATCGCCAATTATTTGAAAAGGGTATTGACGAATCAGGAGAAATCATTGGTACGTATTCTCCATTTACGGAATCGCTCAATCCCGAAAAGAAGGCAGGAACTCCATTTACTCTGTTTGACACAGGTGATTTTTACAGGTCAATG